AGTAATGATAAAACTAATAAAAGATATTATGAAAGATACAAAAACTAAAGCTGTAGTTAAAGCAGAAGAAGGTGTTGTTGGAGCTAATGCTCTTTGGGATGGACCGTTAGACACTAGCGGATTTCCAATGGGTCAAGGATCAAGCAGCGGGATTAATGGAATGAAAATTAATCAAGCAGCTGTACCTTATTCAGCTGGGCCTATTACTTCTAAAACCTACGCTAAGGGGAATGACAGATCTTAAACTATACGCTATAAACTTTTTATCCCTTGTAGTTTCTATGACTAATATTGAGCCTTACTTAAAAATCACTTTACTAATAGTAACTATAGGTTACACTGTTAATAAGTGGTGGGAATTAAGAAAAAAACAAGATGATTAGCAAGCATGTGTCTAACAAAGAAGGGGTTTTTTCAAGAACCGCTTTAAGGTTAGATATAAAAAATGCGCCTGACGATTACCATTTAGTAAATATGCAGGTTATTGCTGAAAACGTTTTTGAACCGCTAAGAGAGTGGGTTGGAGGACCGATTAAAATAAATTCATTTTATAGGTCTAAAGAACTAAACTTAGCTATAGGAGGGAGCGCCAAATCGCAGCATTGCGAGGGAAGAGCAATTGACATTGACGATAGTTTTGGCTTCAAGTCTAATGCAGCTATGTTTGATTACATTAAAAATAATTTAGATTTTGATCAACTTATTTGGGAATTCGGATCTGAAGATAACCCTGATTGGGTGCATGTAAGCTATGCTTCTCCAGATGAAAACAGGAAGAGGGTAATGCAAGTATTTAAAATAAAAGGAAAAACAACTTATAAGCTAATATAATGCCATACGTACAAAGCAAATCTCCTTTTTTAAGGACTAAACCATACGAAGCAGGTATGTCTGCTGCTGAAAGAAGAAAGTACAACAGGGAAACTGGCGGAAACTTACAAGCGCCTCAACCAGGCGGTGGACCGCGTAAGGAATCCTATTGCGCTAGATCCGCAGGAATTAAAAAATGCAAAGATCCAGATAAAAACGGAGATTGCCCAAATGACATCGCAAGACGTAAGTGGAAATGCTAATTAACAAATAAAAAATAAAACTATGCCATTTAAAATGAAAGGTTCTCCATTGAAAGCTATTGGAGATAAAACAACAGGAACTGTAAAAGTAGAAGGAGTAACGAAAAGAATTACATATCAAGATCCTCCGAGTTCTGCTAAAACAAATACAATTGGCTCTATTCAAGGCCCTACAACTCCAAGAGGTTTTACTATACCTACAATAGCTGACACAACACCTGTTAAGACAAAACCAAAAGCAAAAACAACAACTCCTTCACCAGCTCCTAGACAAAAGAAGGTTACTGGAAATGCTTTTGAAAAAGCAGCTAGCAAACTTGGTGTTACAAATTTACAAAAACAAAAAGTTTCTTTAGAAAACAAAGGTGGCGTTGGAACAGAAATAAAAACAGCTTCTGCCTCTAAGCTATCCTCTGATTTAACTAAAAAAACAGCAGCAAAATCTACTAAGACTATTAAATCATCTGATACTCCAAAGAGCAGAAAAGAAATGAAATTAGCTAAAGTTAAAAACAAAGCAGCCGCTGTAAAATCTGATTATAATGCTGGGTCAAGAGGGCAAGCAGAAGGTAGAGCCGCTAAAGCTAAGCACAATAGATTAAACAAGAGAGCTGAAAGAATAGAAAACAGAATTGCTAAAAAAAATAAAAAATAAACATTATGGAATCCAAGGGATTAGGCGACACTATAGAAAAGATAACTAAAGCAACTGGAATTAAAACAGTTGTTGATAAGGTATCAGAGGGTCTTAATATCCCTTGCGGTTGCCAAAAAAGAAAAGAAGCTTTAAACAAAGTGTTTCCGTACAATGGCGTTTAAACTGAAAGGCGCTCCGTATGTAATTGATAACACTCCGATTTATAATGTAAATTTAGAAAAAGGAGTTTTAGGCAAAGCAGACAAAAATGGCAGTATATTAATAAACAAGAATATAACTGATCCAAAACAAATACAGAAAGTAATTAATCACGAGAAGGTTCACATAGATCAAATGAAACGCGGTGATCTTGATTACAATGATGGCGCTGTGTTTTGGAAAGGCAAAAAATACCCTAGGTCAAAAATGAAAGAGGGGGCTAAAAATTTGCCTTGGGAAAAAGAAGCTTATGGAAAATAAAAAACCATTTAAAGAAACAGGCGTAGGAAAGTTTCTTATTAATAAAATTCCTTCTATCTTAGGGGTTATTGGAGATGCTATTCTTCCTGGTAACGTTATATCAGATTTGATTAATGGAAGCCCTGAGCTTTCTGAAACAGATAAAAAAATAGCTCTTGAAAAGTTAAAAATTGAAAGAGCTGAAATAGATGGTACCACAAAAAGATGGGTTGCTGATTCAAGAAGCGGCTGGTTAACGGCAAACGTAAGACCTTTAACATTGGTTTTTTTAACAATCAGCTATGTAACCGGTTGGTATTTAGGCTATGAGCTAGACAGTATAACAGGATTATTAAGTATAGTAATCGGCGGGTATTTTGGTGGAAGATCCGTTGAAAAAGTATTTGGAGATAATAAACACCAATAATTATAAATCAAATTAAATTAAATCAAATGAAAAAAGTACAAGAAATTTCAAAAGACCAATTAGCTAAAATTCAAGAACAGCAAAAACAATTAACTGATATTTTAAAAGATATTGGTTTTGTAGAAGTGCAAAAGCATGGCTTATTACATAAGCAGGCTGGCTTGAATCAAGAAATTGAAGATTTCAAAGCTGAGTTAGAAAAAGAATACGGAGCTATTACTATTGATATAGAAAGCGGATCTTTTACAGAAATCACTAAAGAAGAAGAATAATGTCATCTGTTATAAGAAAAATAAGTATAGGTTCTGATTATAAAAACGAGGCTATGCATTACGCTGTGGGGCAGTCTGTTTATGGAGGCCACGAAATAGCTTATATATTATTTAGCGAGGATGACAACTCTTATAACATTCACATAAAGAAGAACAGCGAGGTAATGCCATGGAAGAAGTTTAATTCTAACATGGCAATATCCGTTGAGTATGATCTCGAGTACTAATGAGAAGCATATACGACTTCATTGTGGAGCCAGTTGGCAAACGCTATGATAATGAAAAGCAAGTTGGAGATAAAACGCTTATTGTAAACGCATCAATAGAAAGCTTTAAATCTGTAAATAATTACGCTGAAGTAGTAGCAACTCCTTTAGCTTATGAAACAGGTATAAAAGTAGGTGATATTATTGTAATTCACCATAATGTGTTTAGAAGGTTTTATGACATGAGAGGTAACCAACGAGATAGTAGATCAATGTTTATTGATGGGCTATACTTTGTTGCACCAGATCAAATATATTTATACGGAAATAATAAAAATTGGAAATCTTTTAATGATAGATGTTTTGTTGTTCCTATTAAAAATAAAGATAGCTTTTCTCTTGAAAAAGAGCAAGAGCTTATTGGTATACTTAAATACGGTAATAGTTCCTTACAAGCGCTAGGAATCAATCCTGGGGACCTTATTGGTTATACTCCAGGAAGTGAATTTGAATTTGTTGTCGATGACAAGAAATTATACTGTATGAAATCTAATGATATTGTAATTAAATATGAATACCAAGGAAACGAAGAAGAATATAATCCTAGCTGGTCAAAGAGCAGTTGAGGAATTAATAAAGGTAGCTAGAGAAAAGATCGTAGACTCAGATGATGATATTTCAGCTGACAGACTTAAAAATGCTGCCGCTACAAAAAAGCTAGCAATATTTGACGCTTTTGAAATACTTTCTCGCATAGAGCAAGAAGAGCTATTGTTAAATGATGAATCAGCAGATTCACCGCAAAAAAGCTTCAGAGGATTTGCTGAAGGTAGATCTAAATAATGTACGAGCAATCGCTATATAAAATATTGCCCGATCATATTAAAGCAAAAACCATTAAAACCCAAAACAGGTATAATAAATGGGAGTACGGCTATAACAAAGAACACGATGTTGTTGTTATAAGCAAGACTGGAAAGATTGGAGAAATATACGAAATACAAGGATTAAAAATAGCTTTGCCTTACATAGACAAATCTTATTTAAGATCCAAAGATAAATTAGATCAGTATTGGGAAGCCCATAGTATTCCAAAAGAATTATCAAAGATTAAAACTATATTTGAATGGGACACCTATCCTGATCACTTTAAAAACAAATGGTATGAATATATTGACCAAGAGTTTGAATACAGGGAAAAAGGCTTTTCGTTTTACAATAAAGGCATTCCTACTTATATCACTGGCGCTCATTACATGTACTTGCAGTGGACCAAAATTGATATTGGGAAACCAGACTTTAGGGAAGCAAACAGATTATTCTTCCTCCACTGGGAAGCTTGCATGGCAGACAGTAGGTGTTTCGGAATGTGCTACCTTAAGAATAGGAGGTCCGGTTTTAGCTTCATGGCAAGCGGAGCAGCAGTTCATATGGCAACAATATCTTCTGATTCGAGATTCGGAATCTTATCCAAGTCAGGCGCAGATGCTAAAAAGATGTTTACAGATAAGGTGGTACCTATATCAATCAACTATCCTTTCTTCTTCAAACCAATTCAGGACGGAATGGACAGGCCGAAGACCGAGCTCGCCTACCGTGTACCCGCGTCCAAAATTACCAGAAAGTCCGTCGATAAGGTATCCCTTGCTAAAAAAGAATTACAAGGGCTTGACACCACGATCGACTGGAAAAACACAGGGGACAACTCGTACGACGGTGAAAAACTACGACTTTTAGTACATGATGAAAGCGGTAAATGGGAAAGACCGGATAATATATTAAACAACTGGAGGGTTACAAAAACAACTTTAAGATTAGGTAGTAGGATCATTGGCAAATGTTTAATGGGATCTACTTCAAACGCTTTAGATAAAGGTGGTGAAAATTTTAAAAAGCTTTACTATGACTCAGACGTTACCAAAAGAAACCGCAACGGACAGACTGGCTCAGGATTATATTCTTTGTTCATACCTATGGAATGGAACTACGAAGGATTCATTGATACTTATGGAATACCTGTATTCGATACGCCAAAAAACCCAGTTAAGGCTGCCGACGGCTCGTTAGTCGATTATGGTGTTATAGAACACTGGCAAAATGAAGTTGACGGTTTAAAAAATGATCAAGACGGATTAAATGAAATGTACAGGCAGTTCCCTAGAACAGAGCAGCACGCATTTAGAGATGAAGCAAAACAATCTCTTTTTAATCTAACAAAAATATACCAGCAAATAGACTACAATGAAGATTTAAGAAATACTTCAATTGTAACTACTGGTAGTTTTGCTTGGGAGAATGGTATACAAGACACAAGGGTAATATTTAGCCCTAACAAAGACGGTAGATTTAGAATAAGCTGGGTACCACCTAAACATCTCCAAAATCAAGTGATAATAAAGAATGGTACTAAATGGCCAGGTAATGAGCACTTAGGTGCTTTTGGTTGTGATAGTTATGACATATCAGGTACAGTTGACCAGAGGGGTTCTAATGGATCTCTGCACGGGTTAACTAAGTTTTCAATGGAAGATGTGCCGCCTAATCATTTCTTTTTAGAATATATAGCCAGGCCACAAACCGCGGAAATATTTTTTGAAGACGTTTTAATGGCTTGCATATTTTATGGTATGCCAATACTAGCAGAGAATAACAAACCAAGATTGTTATATCACTTTAAAAGAAGAGGCTACAGAGGGTTCTCAATGAACAGGCCTGATAAAGTTTGGAATAAATTATCTGTAACAGAAAGAGAAATAGGTGGAATACCTAACTCTAGTGAAGATATAAAGCAAGCTCACGCCGCTGCAATTGAATCATATGTAGAAACTTATGTTGGGTTATTAGATACAGGCTTTGGCGATATGTACTTTCAAAGAACATTAGAAGACTGGGCGAGGTTTAATATAAACAACAGAACAAAACACGATGCCTCTATTAGTAGCGGCTTAGCTTTAATGGCTTGCAACAAACATAGGTATGTTCCTGCTAATAGAATAGAAAGAAAATCAATTGATTTAGGTTTTAAAAGATATAACAATGACGGTAGTACCTCAAAAATTATAACATAAATGAATATAACAACGAATACTAATAGTTCTTTTCCAAGCCAAGTGGTTAGCGATCAAGAGAAAGCTTCTATTGAATACGGAACTCAGGTTGCCCACGCTATAGAGCAGGAATGGTTTGACCAAGGCAGAACTAATGGTAATAGGTACCAAACAAATTATAATAATTTTCACCAGTTACGTTTATACGCAAGAGGGGAGCAATCGGTTCAAAAATATAAAGATGAGTTAGCCATTAATGGTGACTTGTCTTATCTTAATTTAGATTGGAAGCCAGTGCCGGTTATATCAAAATTTGTTGATATAGTGGTTAATGGTATGTCGCAAAAAACTTATGACATAAAAGCTTATTCGCAAGATCCAGAATCATTAAAGAAAAGAACAGGCTATGCTCTATCTATAATGAGAGATATGGCTGCTCAAGATTTAATTCAAAAAGCAAATGAATTGTTAGGTGGTGATTTTTCTAATTCATCATTACCTGCTGAAGAATTACCTGAAAGCAGAGAAGAGCTAGAATTACACATGCAGCTTAGCTATAAGCAATCCGTTGAAATTGCAGAAGAAGAAGCTATAAATAATGTTATGGCTGCTAATAAGTATGATTTAATCAAAAGAAGATTTAACCATGATCTTACTGTATTAGGTATTGCTGCAGTAAAAACAAGCTTTAATAAATCAAATGGCATTGTAGTTGATTATGTTGATCCTGCATATATGGTTTATTCATATACAGAAGATCCAAACTTTGAAGACATATATTATGTTGGAGAAGTTAAAGCAATTACAATTCCAGAGCTTAAAAAACAATTCCCAAGTATAACTGAAGAAGAATTAAAGAACATTCAGAATATGCCGGGCAATAATCAATATGTTACTGGCTGGGGAAATTATGACGAAAATACTGTTCAGGTTTTATACTTTGAATATAAGACATATGCTAACCAAGTATTTAAAATAAAGCAAACTGAGTCTGGCCTAGAAAAATCTATTCAAAAAACCGATAGTTTTAACCCACCGGAAAATGATAACTTTAATAAGGTATCAAGAACAATTGAAGTGCTTTATACGGGGGCTAAAGTATTAGGTAATAATACTATGTTAGAATGGGGAATGTCGGAAAATATGACACGCCCATTTGCTGATACCACTAAAGTTCAAATGAATTACGCTATAACTGCACCTAGGATGTATAAAGGCAGAATTGAATCTGTAGTAAGTAAAATTACTGGTTTTGCTGATATGATTCAATTAACGCATTTAAAGCTACAACAAGTTATGTCAAGAATAGTTCCAGATGGAGTATTCTTAGATATGGATGGTTTAGCAGAAGTTGATCTTGGTAATGGAACAAACTATAATCCAGCAGAAGCATTAAATATGTATTTCCAAACTGGTAGTGTTGTTGGTAGATCATTAACACAGGATGGCGAAATGAATAGAGGTAAAGTTCCTGTTCAAGAATTAGCGTCATCATCTGGCCAAGGAAAAATAGCTTCTTTAATAAACACTTACAACTACTATCTGCAAATGATAAGAGATGTTACTGGTTTAAATGAAGCAAGGGATGGAAGTAACCCAGATAAAGACGCTTTATTAGGTTTACAAAAAATGGCTGCTAATCAATCTAATGTAGCTACAAGACATATATTACAATCAAGTTTATATTTAACTTTAAAAACTTGCGAAAATATATCTCTTAGAATAGCTGATTGTTTAGATTTTGCTTTAACATCTAATTCATTGGCTAATAGCATATCTACATTTAATGTTGAAACATTAAAAGAAATTAAAAGCTTAAACCTACATGATTTTGGTATTTATTTAGAATTAGAACCTGACGAAGAAGAAAAAGCGCAAGTAGAACAAAATATTCAAATAGCTTTACAATCAGGAGGCATTGACTTAGAAGACGCTATTGACATTAGACAAATTAAGAATTTAAAACTTGCTAATCAATTTTTAAAATTAAAAAGAAAGAAAAAGCAAGCAGCAGTAGAACGTGCTCAATTAAATAATATTCAAGCTCAAGCACAGGCCAACGCGGAAACAGCTGAAAAAGCAGCGTTTGCGGAAGTTCAGAAACAACAAGCTCTTACTCAAGAAAAAGTTAGTATTGAGCAAGCTAAGTCACAGTTTGAAATGCAAAGAATGCAAACCGAAGCTCAAATTAAAAAAGAGCTTATGGCAGAAGAATTTAATTATCAAATGCAATTAGCGCAAATTAAAGTTAATGCAGAAAGAGATAAAGAAAAACAAATAGAAGATAGAAAAGACAAACGTGTAAAAATACAAGGTACACAACAATCTGAATTAATAGATCAAAGACAAAACGATTTATTACCAAAGAACTTTGAATCTCAAGGAAACGACAGCCTTGGTGGATTTAATCTAGAGCAGTTTTCGCCTAGATAGGAACAATTAATTAATTATATATTATCATATCATGTCAGAAATCGTAAAACAAGAGGGGGATTTCAAATTAAAAAAGAAAAAACCCGCAATGAAAAAACTAAATGACACGCAAGGTGTTACAAAAGTTGATCTAACACCTAAAAAAGAAGAGGATGCCATTCAAGAGCAAAGCACAGATGAAAGCGTGTTACGCACAGAACAACCCGAAGTGGAATTGCAAGAAGTGGTCGAAGGAAACTCCGAACAAAAAGATGCTCCCGCTGAAGATGTTAAAGAAGAGCCTTCAGTAATTCAAGAAATAACAGAAGAAGAAGTTGCGGAGGAAACTCAAAAACTTACAGAGGAAGTCAAAGAAGCTGTAGTTGAAGCAAAAGAAACCGGTAGAGCTTTACCTGAGAACATAGAGAAATTAGTTTCTTTTATGGAGGAAACCGGTGGTAACATTGACGACTACGTTAGATTAAACGCAGATTACACGAACGTAAATGAATCAACATTGCTTCGTGAATACTATAAAAAAACAAAGCCACATCTTGATCAAGAAGAAATTGAATTCATTATGGAAGACAGTTTCAGTTATGATGAAGACGTGGACGAAGAAAGAGACGTAAGAAAAAAGAAACTTGCGTTTAAAGAAGAAGCCGCAAAAGCCAAAAACTATTTAGAAACTCTTAAGTCTAAATATTACGAGGAAATCAAGTTGAGACCTAGTACGACACAAGAGCAACAAAAAGCAATGGACTTTTTTAGCCGATACAACGAAGAGCAAAATACAGCCGCTCAACAACACGAAAGGTTTAAAGCCGACACTAAACAATTGCTAAATGATGATTTCAAAGGTTTTGATTTTAATTTAGGTGAAAAAAAGTTTAGATATGGCGTACAAAACCCAAGTCAAGTTGGTGAAAACCAATCTAACATTAACAACATAGTCAAGAAGTTCTTGGATGATAAAGGAAATGTTACGGATACAAAAGGTTATCACAAGGCTATGTACGCTGCTGCTAATGCTGACAAAATAGCAACACATTTTTATGAACAAGGAAAAGCTGATGCTGTAAAAGAAGTTATCAGTAATTCTAAAAATCCGTCATCTGCTCCAAGGCAACAAGCGGCTGGAGATGTTTTTATTAATGGGTTAAAAGTCAGAGCAATAAGCGGGATTGATTCTTCAAAACTAAAAATTAAAACAAAAAGATTTTAAAAATTAAAACAAAACAATTATGGCAAATGTAATTCCATCGTTTGGAACTATCAAACCGTCTCAAAAGCAACAAACTCTTGAGTCAAACTATTTAAACTTTACTGACGGATCAGGAAATGATTTCGCACAACAGTACTTACCTGAAATTTACGAAGCAGAAGTAGAACGCTACGGAAATAGAACCCTATCTGGATTCTTAAAAATGGTTGGAGCTGAAATGCCAATGTCTTCTGATCAAGTCATATGGTCTGAGCAAAACAGATTACATATCGCTTATGATGCTGTAACTAAAGCCTCAGAAACCACTTTAACTTTTGCATTGAATGCAACTGCTGGACCCGGCTTTGTACAAAACGTTATTTCTATAAACCAAACTTTAGTAGTTATGGATCCTGCAACAGGAACTGACCTTAAAGTTTTTGTTACAGATAGCGTTAATACATCGCCTACTTTAGCTACTATTAAAGTTAAGCCTTATACTGCTGCTGATATGACAGGACTTACTGCAACTGCAGGAGCTCTTAAAATCTTCGTATATGGTTCTGAATACAAAAAAGGAACACGTGATGCTGACATTAAGTCTGTAACACCTTCTTTCACTCAGTACTCTAACTCCCCAATCATCATCAAAGAGAAATATGCTATCTCTGGTTCTGACACTGCTCAGATTGGATGGGTTGAAGTTGCTACTGAAGATGGTGCTTCTGGATTCTTATGGTATTTAAAAGCTGAATCTGAAACTAGATTACGTTTTGAAGATTACTTAGAAATGTCTGTAGTTGAAGGGGAATTAGTTTCTGGAACTTCTACTTTGGATACTGTTGAAGGTCTTAAAGGTACTGAAGGTTTATTCGCTGCCGTACAAGCAAGAGGAAACGTATTAAATAACTTTACTGCTGGAATCGGTGGATTAGTTGAATTTGATAGCATCCTTAAAAACTTGGATACTCAAGGAGCGATTGAAGAAAACATGTTATTCTTAAACAGACAAACTTCTTTAGGATTTGATGATATGCTTGCGGGCTTATCTGCAGGCGCTGCTGGAGGTACTGCTTACGGATTATTTGAAAACTCTGAAGAAATGGCGTTAAACTTAGGTTTTTCTGGATTCAGAAGAGGTTCTTATGACTTCTACAAGACTGACTGGAAATATTTAAATGATGCTTCTACTCGTGGAGGTTTAACAGGAGCAGGTTCTGGAATTGATGGAATCTTAGTTCCAGCTGGAACATCTACTGTATATGACCAAATCTTAGGATCAAATATCAGAAGACCATTCTTACACGTTCGTTACAGAGCTTCTCAAGCTGACGATAGAAGAATGAAATCTTGGATCACTGGTTCTGTAGGTGGAGCTTATACTTCTGATCTTGATGCTATGGAAGTACACTTCCTATCTGAAAGATGTTTAGTAGTTCAAGCAGCTAACAATTTCGTATTGTTTACTGCATCTGCATAACAACAACTTGTAATTATTACCCTCGATGTAACTTCGGGGGTAATTTTTACTTTTATAAATTATTTAATCTTATTATATTATGGCTAAAAAAGCTACAGCTTCTGTACAAGAAGTAATTGAAGAAACAATGGTTGTTGAACAACCTATGGTAGAAACAAAAAAAGTTGAATCACCAAAAGCACCTGTTAAACCAGAGTGGGAAATCAAAGACAGAACGTATTATTTAAGAGGAGCACACGCTCCATTAACTTTTACATTAGCCTCAAAGCATACGTCTAGATACCCTTTATTATGGTTTGACACTAAAACTGGTGACCAAAAAGAAGTTAGATATGCAACTAATCAAAATTCTCCGTTCGTAGATGAACAAAAAGGAGAAGCTACATTAGGGCATGTGATGTTTACAAACGGAACTTTATTCGTTCCTAAAGAAAAACAAAATTTACAAAAACTATTATCATTATATCACCCAAGCTTAAATAAAAAATATGCAGAATTTGATGCTGTTTTAGTAGCTGAAGATGAATTAGATGATTTAGAATTACAAATAGAAGCGCTAAACGCTGCGGTTTCAATAGATATTGACCAAGCTGAAGCAATTCTAAGGGTTGAGGTTGGATCTAAGGTATCTAGCATGGGTTCTAAGGAGATTAAAAGAGATCTTATATTATTCGCCAGGAAAAACCCTGGATTGTTCTTAGAGTTGGCTAATGACGAAAATGTACAATTAAGAAACTTTGCTATTAAAGCAAGTGAATTGGGTATTATTAGACTTTCACAAGATCAAAGAACATTTACTTGGGGCACAAATGGTGCAAAACTAATGACTGTTCCTTTTGATGAAAACCCGTATTCAGCTATGGCTGCTTTCTTTAAGACTGACGAAGGCGTAGAAGTCTTTAAGTCTGTAGAAAAAAAATTGAAATAATACGTAATATTAATATAGGGGAGTGATTAACTTTGCTCCCCAATATTATAATAAAAAATAAAATGGCAATAAACGTAGATACAGTTTACAAAACGGTTTTGTTAATACTTAACAAAGAGCAGAGGGGGTATGTTACTCCCAATGAGTTTAACAAAATAAGTACGCAGGTTCAACTTGAGATATTTGAAAAGTATTTTGAAGATTTAAACCAGCAACTACGAGTGCCTCAGGTAGACAGCGAATATGCTGATCGCCAAAAAAACATTGACAATAACATATCCATTTTTAAAACTATAGGTGATTCCACTTATAATGCAGCTGGATATTTTTTGCCGCCAAGTGATACACACAGAATTGGAACTGTGATTTATAAGGATGAAAAAGAATTACAGCGAGTTCAAAGAAATGAACTTCTTAATATTAATCTTTCTCCTTTAACAAAACCAACTACAACTTATCCTATATACGTCTATGAAGATGGCACTACTACAAACCCTCCGCGTATATATGTATATCCAAAAACAATAACTACAGCTTCTGAAATTACGGTATCTTATATTAGGAAACCGGCTAATGTTGTTTGGGGCTACCAGCAATTAGGCGGTGGTACTTGGACTTCTGGTCCTTATATATATGATGCAGCGACATCTACTCAATTTGAATTAGATGCTACAGAACAAACAAGTGTTATAACCAATGTATTGTTATACATGGGCATTGTTATTAAAGATCCTCAAATAGTACAGGTTGCAGCTCAACAAGCGCAAGCAGAAGAAGTAAATCAAAAAAGCTAATAAACTATGGCAAAACCAAATAACGGCTTAATAACCGAAACTAATAGCCAGTATTATGCTGGATCTCAAAGTTTTACAACAACTAGTAATCAAACATCTTTTGCTGCTACATTTAATACAGACTTAGTTTTTGGGTCTTATAGCCCTAATACTTCAGAATACGATTTAAATAATTTTGTATTATATACAAGCGCTTTAGGTTTGCCTGGAACTTTTGGAGAATACACTTTGCCTTATACTGTTGCAGATAATATTATTACACTAGCTACAGGCTTGGCTGCAAATAGTTATTTAGTTATACAGCTTAAAAGTAATAGTGGTGGTAACTACGGAAATGAAGATGCTTTTGGAGATGCAGTAGAAAATAATTACGGAGGCTATCAATATGTAACTTTAAAAGATATTATTAATAACTTTTTGGTTGCTTATGTTGGGGCTGGTAAATTAATTTTAGATGTTAAAAGAACAGATGTTGTATTTCATGCCAAAAGAGGATTGCAAGAATTTAGCTATGATACTTTAAAAAGCATTAAATCACAAGAATTAAACATACCACCAAGCCTTAGCGTTATTATACCGCAAGACTTTGTTAATTATGTTAAAATGTCTTGGGTTGATAGATTAGGCGTAAAGCACCAAATATATCCTACGCAACTAACTAGTAATCCATACACAACACCCTTACAAGACAACTTAGGAACTCCTATACAGGATTTTGACGAGTCAAATTTACAGGGTTCTTCAATAACAGAAGAAAGATGGAATACAGCTAATACTAGATTAATAAACAATATAGCTTCATTAGAAGATTATAACAACGGATTGGATCCTAACAATCAATATTGGGATAACGGAAACTTTTACGGCAGAGCATACGGCTTAGATCCACAAAATGCAAATGTAAATGGATGGTTTACTATAAATGAAAGAGAAGGCAAAATATCTTTCTCAAGTGATTTAGTAGGCAAGCTAATTATATTAGAATACGTATCTGACGGATTAGCTTATGACATGGACACTAAGGTTCCTAAAATGGCCGAAGAAGCTATGTATTTGCATTTAGTATATAGCGTGTTGGCGACAAGAGCTAACCAGCCTGAATATGTTGTGCAAAGATTTAAAAGAGATAAATCTGCTGCGCTTAGAAATGCTAAAATAAGATTATCCAACATTAAACTTAGCGAGATTGTTCAAGTTATGAGAGGTAAATCTAAATGGATTAAACATTAGTTAAATGGCTGATATTCAAAATACTTTTATAAAATCTAAAATGAACAAGGATCTGGATGACAGACTTGTTCCGACAGGAGAATATAGAAATGCTCAAAATATATCTATAAGTAGATCAGAAGGTTCTGATGTTGGTGCTTTAGAAAATATTTTAGGTAACTCTGTTATATCTTCTACTGTATTAAATATACCTAATATAGATGTTATAGGATTTTTATCTGACAATTCTACTAATAATATTTATTTATTTTTAACAGATTATATTGATAATTCTGTTAGTGGTATATCTAACTTTGCGCCATCAAATGCAAGTTGTATTATATCAAGATACAACACGTCTACAAAAATATATACTAAGCTTGTTCAAGGTAGGTTTTTAAACTTTGCTAAAAACAACTCTATTATTGGCGTAAATATACTTGAAGATCTTTTGTTTTTTACAGATAATAGAAATCAACCAAGAAAAATAAATGTAGATTTAGCTAATCCAAATAACTCGCTAACTCCAACTTATTATGTTTCTGAAGATACAATATCCGTAGCCAAACCAGCTCCATTAAAAGCTATAAAACTAACTAATATAGCTCAAGGTCTGCCGCTAGAATCTACCATGAAAAATCCTGCTCAAGAGTTTATGCCTGATGATACTACTCCTAATCCTGATTACAACGTTAACTGGGCTGGTGATCCAAACTTTTTACAAGATAAATTCGTAAGATTTAGTTATAGGTATAAGTTTGATGATGGAGAATATTCTATAATTGCTCCGTTTACACAGCCATGTTTTATACCTAAACAACAAGGTTATTTTTTAAATGGAGATCAAGATGAAGCCTATAGAAGTACTATAGTGCAATTTGTTGAAAACAATGTAACCCAAATAGGTTTAAATATACCTTTTGAAACAACAAATCCAGATAGTGATTTACATATAACTGATTTAGAAATACTATACAAAGAATCAGATGGTTTAGCTATAAAAGTAGTAGAGTCTGTTCCTATAAATAACGTTTTAACAAAAATGCAGTCAAATGTAGATAAAACTGTTTATGATTTTACTTATATATCTACAAAACCATATAAAACTTTGCCAGCTGATCAAACAACTAGGGTGTATGATATGGTGCCTGTTAAAGCATTAGCTCAAGAAGTTTCAGGCAATAGAGTAATATATGGCAATTTTTATAATAGAATGTCGCCGCCTAAATCTATAGATTACGGTGTTGGTTATTCTTTAAAACTACAAGATAGCCAGATAGAATATCCAAATCACACTGCTAAACAAAATAGAAATTATCAAATTGGTATAGTTCTATCCGATAAATTTGGTAGACAATCTTCTGTTATATTGTCATCTAGAGATAAAAACTCAGACGCAACTGCGGAAGAAGGAGTACAATATGGCAGTTCTACTATATATTTACCGTATTATAACGGTTCTCTAAGTGATATTTTAAATTGGCCTGGATATGGGCTTAGGGTGCTATTTAATAAAGCAATACCATGTGGCAATATAAACGTAAACTCATTGTGCTTAGGCGAAAGATCAGATTTAGCTGGCTATCCTGGTTTATATAGTGAAACAAATCCATTGGGGTGGTACTCATACAAAATAGTCGTTAGACAGCAAGAGCAAGATTATTATAATGTATTTTTGCCTGGTATTTTAAATGGCTACCCAAGTGGAACAACAAACTTTAATACCGAAATAGATCAAACAGCAAACATCGTATTAATAAACGATAATATAAACAAAATTCCAAGAGATTTATCTGAAGTTGGGCCTGACCAAAGACAATATAGAAGTAGTGTTCAAATATTTGGTAGAGTAACGCCAGATCCTTTGGATTCTACTTTAAATAAGCAATATAAACCTGGCATATTGTCTGATACAGTTGTTTCAATATCTACTGTAAATGACACTAATTACAATGAAACCCAAGGTGTAGATTTAGTATATCCTGAATTTTACCAAAGTGAAACTAATCCGCTTATAGGTAGAGTTAGTACGCAACAATCAATAGGTGTAATAGGCAGCGCTACATACAATGTAACATTGGGTGTTTACGAAACTTCTCCTGTTGTATCTTTATTAGATATATATTGGGAAACTAGTACAACTGGTTTAATATCTGAATTAAATCAAGCTATAAACTCTGGATTTGTTGGGCCTTACTTTATTAATTTAAATGGCGGGTATAATCAAAACGAAGGAATGACGTCAGGCACTAAAGTAGTTAGCGGTGGATTTACAGAAGATAGTAGTAATGTCCCAATAACTACGCAAGTAAACTTTAGTTTTAGTTCTGTTATTGATGGCAACGGAGTAGATAGAACCAATGAATTTACACTATCTAAAACACTAAATTCAGCATATCAATTTGATATAGCCACAAATGGTTTATTTTATTATGGATCGAACTCGTCTTACGACTTAGGCAATAGATCTTTTACATTTACAATTAATTGTCAAGATGTAGTTGGAGGTACAACAGAACAATTACAATTTACTGGATCGGTTCAAAACGTAGCCCCAACAATTACAAATTGTGTAACAGAATTATTAAATAGAGTAGATTTAAATGATCCTTGGACTATTTATACTTTCCAAGGAAACAATGGATCTTTAGTGGACTCAACTCAAGGATTAACTTGGAGCATATCAAGCGTTAGCTATAACGGAGAGGTTATTGAAAACAATAACTTGTTTATTATAGATGAAGTTTCTGGTGTTTTAACAAACCCTAATGGTACCGCAGAACAAGAAGGTAATTATCAAATAACAGTTAATTTAGAAGATGCTGGGGGTTTAACTTCGGACCCTTGCGAATTAAAAGTTACTTTTGGTTTATTGCAAGTTACAACAAGATACTTTAATTTAAGAACTCCACACGCTGGAGAATGGGTATTGGAATGGGAGCAGTTTAATAAATTTTATCAAACGCTTCAAGGTCCTGCAACAAACGGAGTACAAGATACTAGAGTTGTTGATGTTCCGGCTAACAACGTAATGACTGCAAATGTTACATTACTAAACAGCAGTTTACTTTATACAACCACTTATAGGTTTATGGAGGATGATGTTATTTTGGATACACAAACAAAATCTTCAGGATTTAGCGGAACTGTTTCGTATACCTTTAATAATGTTAAAGCACTTTCTGATTATAGAGTTTCTGTAGAATACGGCGTTACTGATGTTACTACATACTACGGATTAAAGAAATGTGAAACTGGGCAATCAGGATTTAGATCTACACAAACTACAGCACAACAACCAGGCTTAGTTGATCGCGATTTAGTGCTTGGAGGAGACGGCTTCTATTATACAATAGATGGTTTAGTTGCAAATCCGGTTGGTGGAGGCATAGGATTTACCGTTACAGGAGAGCAAGATTGTCCTCCAGTATATAACTATTATATACTCAAACCAGCTTGTTTTAGTTCATCTCAAGAACTATACGTTAAATCTTTAGATAATTTAAACAAAGGAGAAAACATAAGAGTATTTAGCAACTGTTACGATGTTTACGATATTGATTCTCAAAGAAGAGGCACTCAAGACGTGACAGGGGCAAACGAATGCAGCTGTTAACATGTTAAATATCTATAAAAATAAGTGATTATAAATTATGGCAGCATCAATAGAAGTATCATACTTTAATTCGTTTTGGTTAAAACAGGTTCGCAATTCAAGCGATGAGGTTGTTTGGCCAAACGGTTACCCGTATCAAAGCGCTTTTCCTGGAACTGCTACAGCTGGAGATAACAACTGGTTTATTGAGGAATCAAGAATTAGAGGGGGTTATAACAATACACAAGTAGATTTAGGCGTAAAAGCATATTTAGTTGAAGATGAATCTCAACAGCAGCATCGTTCTAATGCTTTAATATACTCTGGTATATTTAATTCAAGAACAGGTGTAAACAATACAAATCAATTTTCTGTCGGTGAAAGTATTACTAGATCATTAGATCCTGTTAATGGATCAATACAAAAGTTATATGCCGAAGATACAAACTTAATAGTTTTTCAAGAAAACAAAGTTAGTAGGGCTTTAATAGATAAAGACGCTATATATTCTGCTGAAGGCAATGCAGCAATAACATCGACACAACTAGTTATAGGACAAATAGTTCCTTATGCTGGAAATTATGGTATTAGTAGAAACCCAGAAAGCTTTGCTGTTTATGGTTATCAAAAATACTTTACAGATAAAGACAGAAATGCCGTTTTAAGGCTATCTATGGACGGCATTACAGAAATATCGTCTTATGGTATGCTGGATTACTTTAGAGACACTCTGGCTAGCGTAGGTGAGTCTGGGCGCATTGTTGGTGGTTATGATATTCATAATAAAAATTATACTATATCATTACAAACCACGCCTGCTTGGCAAGAAAATGTTGACAACCCATCTAACTATGCAACGTTAACGTTTGATGAATTAGTTAAAGGGTGGAATAGTTTCTTTACATATAAGCCAACATACATAACAAGTCTTAAGAATAAATTTTATAGTTTTAAGAATGGTTCCATATACGAGCATTATAGCAATCCTAGCGGAAACAATAGAGGTACTTTTTACGGCGAATATGCTCCTTCAAACATAACTTTTGTTTTTAATCAGAACTCATCTGTATCTAAAAACTTTCAGACAGTAAATTACGAAGGAGATAATGGATGGCAAGTAACAAGTTTTGTTTCTGATGCTCAAAAATATGATTATGTAAATAATGGTTGGGTTAGCTATGACGATACAACGGCACAAGTGCCTAGTTATAATCAAACATACAATGATAGCGGGGTTATATATAGGTTAGGTTTTGATAGAAAAGAAAACAAATACTTTGCTAACTTAATAAATAATAGCCCAGCAAGAGAAGAAGAAGTCGTATGGGGTAATGAAATGTCTGGTATTAAAGGATTTTTTGCTACTGTTACTTTTTCAACTGATGCTTTAACTAATGTTGGTGGACCTAAAGAACTTTGGAGTGTTGGATCTAAATTTGTAGTATCTTCGTATTAAACGAAATTAAATGAAATTAACTCAATTTTATAAAAAGTTAGAAAGCCTTGAGAATATTATAATAGAAAACAATGACAAAGAGGGGCTTTACGGAGATGGCGTAAACTTAGTCAATAATGAAGACTTCCCTATTACACATGATTTTTCTGACCAGTTATACATGAGAAAAATGGAAATGCAGGCTGGCAGTATTGTTGTTAGCGCGTTTCATCATACAGATCATTTTTGGTTTTTATTAAAAGGAAAAATAATTGTTAACGATTGCGGGGAAGTGGTAGAACATATAGCGCCTTGTTATGAAAAATCTAAAAAAGGGGCTAAAAGATTAATATACTGTGTAGAAGATTGTTTGTTTATAAATGTGCACAAAAATCCAACTAATACAGAAAATTTAGATGAAATAGAAAACTTTTTGTATTCTATTACTCTTAAGGAATATAATAAAAAAAATAAATAATATGGCAGGAGTAGTAGCAGCGGCAGCAATAGGGGCCGGAATATCGTTATTAGGAGGACTAATCGGCGGAGGTAAAGCTAAAAAACAAGCTAAAGCGGCATCTAATGAAAAAAGAAGATTAAACGCTAAAATAACAGCATTGGAAAATAATAGACAACCTATTATAAATCCTTATGGCGATGTCACTAATGTTAGTGGTTTAGCTTCGGATTTAAGCGGGCAATTAAGCAATCCATATGAAAGTTTAGGTGTGGCTACGCAAGCCGCAGAAATGCAAATTGAAGAAGCTGATATTGCTTTAGCAAATACATTAGATACAATTAGGGCTACAGGATCTGGCGCTGGTGGTGCCACTGCGTTAGCCCAGGCTGCATTACAAAGCAAAAAAGGAGTAGCTGCAAGCATAGAACAACAAGAGGCTCAAAACGAAAAGCTTAAAGCTCAAGGCGAAAGTCAATTGCAACAAATGAAAATGTCTGAAGGACAAAGAATACAAGGAGTGCAAATGAGTGAAGCTCAAAGAGTGCAGCAAGCAGAAGCAGCGGGCAAGCAATTTACCTTTGGTGCTCAAGAAGACAGGGACCTGCAAAAATTAGATAGATTATCAGGTCAAGAATCTCAATCAAGGCAGAATATTGCTCAAGCTAACCAAGCTGGGGCAGCGGCGTGGTCAGGAGCTATAAGCGGTATAGGTAATATTGCTGGTTCATATATAGGAGCAAAGGGTTAATAATAAGATAAATAAAATGAGTTATAGAAATCCAGAAATAATTACTGATAGATCAGGAGAGATATTAGCACAAGGTATTGCATCTTTTGGGCAAAGCGTTGGAGCTGGTATTATGAAAGCTGGCGAAAATGCAGAGCGTCGTAGAAAAGAAGCAGAAGCAAAAAATGCAAAAATGCAACAAATGATGACTGAAGGTCAACTAGCTGCATTGAAAAGATCTACTGATTTTAATTCTAAATTGCCAAAAACAACTCTTACTGAAAACATTAAACCCATCGTTAGAGAAAGATTAATGTATGGTGCTGATTTGAAAATAGAATTATTTTCTGAAACTGATCCTGAAAGAAGACAAGAACTATTGCAAGAAATTGCAGGAGTTGATCAATTTTTATCCACGACTGCGGCTGGTTTAGGTAAACTTAGCGAGGACGTTGGAGCATTTAGTGAGTTAAGTCCGTCCGAGATGAACGCACAATATGGTATTGTTGGTGATGCTGCTGGGCAAATAAATAACACAGGCGTATTAATGGGGCTTGCCGGGCAGGCAGACGAAGCCAATTTTACTCCTTATTATGACCCGAAAACAAACTCTATAGTTGTTAATGGCAGCGGAAGAACAGGGGACACGCCTTTTAGCGCACAAGATTTTAATTTTGCAAGCTACACTACTGGATCGGATTTAATATTTCCAATAGATCAAATGAGAAAAGAAGCTGCAGATTCTGCTAGCAAGCTTATTATAGGTAAAAACGGCAAAGTACAACCTGGTCTTTTAAATACAGCTAAATTAGAAATAGTAGATCAGGATATAATTAAAGACGGTAAAAAAATAGGAAGCAGAAAGGTTCAAGGACAAATTGAGACTATAAACACTAAAGCTGTAACAAATACAATAAATCCATTGGTAGACGCGGAAGTAAAATCTTTTTTAACCGTATCTGATCAACAAAAAGAATCTATACTAGAAACGCAATACGATGCTGACTGGTCCGAAATTTCTAAATTATCTATACCAAATCAAGAAATTGCTTTAAAAAAATTAATGGAGCCAAAAATTATTGAAGATGTTTTTGGTAATGACTTTAAAAAAGGCAATATAGGTGGTGAAAAAGATGTTTATTACAGAGCTACAGAAACTTTAAAAGCTGTTTCTACCGGCAAAAGCGGGGAAAAAGGGAGTGGAAAAAAAGTTGATATAAAAATAGCAGAAGCTTTTACTGATGACATATTAAAAGCTAATTCTAAGAAAAATAAATCTTTCTTTTTAAATAAAGAATATAAAGGAAAAACAATTCAAGAAATTGAATGGAATGGTGATTCTTTAACAATATTCTCTGTTGACAAAGATAATAATTTAAAAGAAGAAGGATCAGTAAATATGAAGCGTAGAGGAGAAGTAGAAAGTTTTGTTAATGATCTTATTAGAGAAGAATATGGGTCAGATGCTACTTCAGAAGCATATAGAGAAGCTTCAAAGCAATACTTACGTAAAAGGCAAGCTGACTATAGATCAGAAATAGATTCTACTTCATATAGAAAAAACCAATAGATAATTATGTTTGAAATTTATATAAATCCAGATAACGGTAAAAAATATGAAGTTGACGCTGAAAGCAAAGAGCAATTTTTTATAGACTTCCCAAATGCTGTTTTATTTGAAGAGCAAATAGAAGAGCCTGTTGTAGAGGAAGCTCCACAAGAGATTTCACAAGATTTTAATGTATATCAAGACGTTAGAACTAAAAAGCAATTTGAGGTTGACATAGATCAAACAGATAAGTTTTTACAAGACTTTCCTGAAGCAGAATTAATTAAAGGGCCGGGAAAGCAAACCCCCTCAACTCAGGATGCGGGTGCGGGCGTAAAAAAAGCATCCGACACGGATTTAGCATTGGACGATGGTTTATCGGAGTTACGAGAAGATGATGGCGAATGGGATTGGGGCGTAGTAGATTACTTTTCTGATTTATATAGAGCGGGTAAAGAAGGATGGAGCCAAGGTAAGCTTGCTGACGACGCTTTTGATGTTATAAACAAAGGCGCAGACGTTGAGTCTAAAGACATTTTAAAATTCCTTAAAAAACAAAAAGAAGTAGGGGAAAAAAATGTAGGATCCGACGAAATGAGGGATTGGCAAAAAACTTATAACGAAAACGGGAAGAGTACGTGGGGTGCTATTAAAGGTATAATGCAAAATCCTACAGTATTGAGCACGCTTTTAGTCAGTTCTATATCTTCTCAATTAAGCGCTATAGTAAATTCTGGCGAAGTGCTGGCCGCTGGAGCAGCTGGAGCAGCTACTGGAGCCGGAACTGGGGCTGCCTTGGGGGCTGTCGGAGGGCCTTTGGCTTCTATAACAGCTGCGGGTGGTGCTTTAACCGGCGCTATGGTTGGTACTATGGCCGCTATGGAAACAGGATTAACCTTTGGAGAATTGCTTCAAGAAGCAGTTGGGGATGATCTTAATGAAGGAGCTATAAAAGAATTTTTAAACGATCCGGAAAGATTAACTGATTTAAAAAATAAAGCATTAAAAAGAGGATTAACCATTGGAGCTATAGAAGGTTTAACCATGGGTCTCGCTAAAGGTGTTGGTGGTAAATTAGCAAAAGCTGGATTTAAAAAATTAGCTATAGGTGCAACTACTGGTGTTATAGAAGCTGGTGGAGGTTCTTTAGGTGAAATAGGAGGAAGATATGTTGCTGGTCAAGAAATGGATGCTGGCGAAATTATATTTGAAGGTGTTGCCGGTTTAGGAGGCGCTCCGTTAACAATAGCTTCTCAAGCAACTAAACTAGGTAAGGCTATAGACAAAGCATCTATAAATAAAATAATTAAAGACACAGATTATAAAAATGTAACCGATGCCTTCAAAACAGCTGATGTTGGTGATGCTGAAATTAATATTGCTAAAATTAAAAATTCTACTAAAATAGTAGATGAGCAAGTTGATTCTAAAGTTATTTCATCTGAATTAACAGAGGAAGAAGGAATTGAAATAAAAAATAATTTTAGAAAAACACAACAAGCTGTAAATAAAATAAGTTCTTTAAACTTTCTTAAAAAAGATGAAATAAATGCTGTTAATTTATTAAAAGAAAAAGAAACTTTAGAAAATAAAATTAAAGAAGTAGGCGATGCTAGCTTAACGTCTATTGAATCAAAAAGAGTTGAAGATATAAACAATTCATTAACTAATATTAGAGTTAATACAAATTTAGAGGCCACAGAAGGACTAGCAAAAGAATTAGGCTTTAAAGAAAAAGTAAAAACATTAAAAACTACCAATGGGTGGATAGCAGCTGTAGCTAAAGAAACAGGGCTATCTATAGAAGAAGCCACTAAGCAATTAAAAGATGTAAGTGGTGTTTTTATTGGAGATGGTAGAATATTTATAGACAAAGAACAAGCTATAAAAATGGAATCTGTATCTGTAGGTTCACATGAAATACTACATCCTATTTTAAATGCTTTAATCGGAGACAAAAGCGCACAAGGTGCTATAGTGAAAGACTTTAAAAAATCTATGACCTCTAAGCAGATTGCTTACGTTGATAATTTTCTTAAAGATAATGAAATTGCACCAGACCAATGGGATACAGAATTCTTAAATGTTTTTTCTGATGGTATTATTAAAAATAAAATTGACTACGATAAAACTACGTTTGAAAAATTAAAAGATGTAATTACAAGATTGTTCCGAGGGCAAGGCTTTGAAAATATATCATTTGATAGCGGTAGGGATGTATTTAATTTCTTAAAAGAATACAATACTAGTATAAAAGAAACCGGCAAAGTAAGCGGCGTTGCTGTTGAGGCAATAAAAAAAGCCGAAACAACTAAAGGAGTTAAAGTAAAAGATGCAAAAACAGTAGATTTACAAAAGTCTACTGAAAAGAAGCAAAAGCTTACAGCAGAAGAAGATAAAACTTTAGCCAATACTGTTTTAGAAATAAAAGATCTTAAAAAGCAAAATGAAGAAGCCGCTAAAAAATTTGGCAAAGAGCCTATAAAAAGCGCTAAAGAATCTAGGCTAGAAGGAGAGGTGTTAAATAAACTAAAACCTACAATAGATAGTTTTGTTGAAAAAAGAACAAAAGATTTATACGATAAAATACCACAAGAGGCTAAAAAAGGCATAACTAGACAAGACTTTAAAGAATCCATGACTAGCGACATAGCTACTATGGTATTTGAAGAATATACTCAAAAACAGCCTTTAGAAAAGTTTATAGTAAATAGAGGGTTTCTAAGATCCAACGATTTAGCAAAAAGATTAGGAATAGAAAGTGCTGAGCAAGGCATAACAAGATCGTTAGATGCAACTACACAAGACGGTGGTGGCATACAAATAGAAGCGCAAGATACTTCTCAAGCTATAGCGGAAGAGGCTACAGCGGAAAAAGAAACTAAATCAAAATTAATAAAAGCAGAAACTTTATTAGGTAGTCCAGCAGCAATTGAGATGGCTAAAAATGAAGCGATAAGTAAAATAGATAAAGTACCGCAAGGCAAATTAACTTTTAAAAATTTAGAAGGGCTTGTAGCTGAAACTTTTTCAAGGCAATTAGCAATACAAGTTAAAAAAATAACAGATCCTAAAGCTAACTTAGCAAGTATGGAAATGAAATTTGCGCAAATGTTTTTGCAAAAAAACGCAAAGCAGCTTATTAAATTACTTCCAGAAGGGGCAGTGCTAGAGGCTGCTAGTGAAAACCTATTAGGCACATCGACTGGTGTATCAAATAATATTTTAAATAACTCTAATTTATATACAAAACAAGAAAGAACCACTAAAAAAGCTGGTATATCTCCTTATGTTAAAAACAAAGACATAAAGGTAGAAGACTTTTTAGAAGCTATTGGTATTGTTGATAATAAACCAGTTAAAGGCATTTCACCAAGAGATAAAACAGGTCAAACAATAAAAGGATTTTTAAGACTTACTGAAAAGCTAATGTCTAATTCTTTTGCTAGACAAATATTATCAGAGACACCTGGTACAGAAAATGTTGTACAAGATATTGCCGGAGGTAAAAGTGTTTTTCAATTTAGCAAAAATGTTAAAAATAAAAGTAAAAAAGTTAAAATAAATTCAAAGGCTAAAGAAAATATAAAATTAGGGCTTGAAAAATTAAAGACTATATCTAATAATGACGACGTTTATAATAGCTTTATAGATAGCGTAATAAACAATATTAATAATGTTGATAGCCTTTCGGATGTTATTGATGTTATTTTTAATGCTCCAAAGCCGCTTATGAGCTTAAGAGCATACAGAGAGCTTACAGCTAAGCTTGTAGTGGTGGTAAATAAATCTCTTGATAAAACCATTCCATCAGCAAGTAATCTTGTATATAAATTAATAAATGAAACTAAAAAGTTTTTTAAATATCAACAGCAAATAGTTGGTTTTGAATATGCTCAAGAAGATCTTATTAATACAATTGCCAATGCTCCAGATAAAGAGTCTAAAGCGCAAGCTATAAAAGAATTTTTAATTTACGCCGGCAGATCTATTAGATCATTGAAAATAGACGGAATACGAACTAATGAATTATTATTTAATAAAATAATAAAAAACATTTCAGAAAATAATAAATTAAATTTTAATTTAGAAGTAAAGACAGAGCAATTAGAAGGGGACAATAAGCCTATCAAAAGAACTTATATTACTCTTGATGGAGTAACAGTTTCTGGTTTAACTAATATTGAAGCTATTAAAGAAAATTGGCCCGGGAATAAAAGCGCTATAGATTTGCAAGCCGAATCAACAATATCGTATTTAAAAAAGCTTATAGACAGAGCAAAAGCAAACGGCACAATTGATCAAGTTATTGGCATGCTTACTTTGCTTACTGCTGACCAAAGAAGCGCAATAAGAAAAGTTTCAAAAGCAGGCTACGAAATAAAAGCTTTAGGAAATGAAAAATCTATTTTAGAACATGAAACTTCCGCAGATACCATATTTAAAGCTTTTGTTGAATATGCAAAAACAAATGACCTTAAAGCCTTAGATGCTGTTTTAGAAAAAGCTAAAGTTAATCTTATACCTGTGCCTTTAGATAAAATACTAAATGAAAAAGGTATAAAAGAAACAGATATAGCTAGATATAGTAGACCGGAATTTGTTGACGCCGCAAATAAATATACCGGTGAAAACAAATCAAATTGGCAATCAAGTAAGGAATTTGAAAAAGGCGCTTTACAAGGTTTAAATAAAGACTTTAATAATATAATAGAGGAAAACACAGGGGTTACAGCTAAATCTATATATAGTAGAGCAAAAGCAGAGGCTGCTGGATCAAGCAAAGGGAGAATATTATTTGGTATACCATATTCTGCACAAGATTTTGTAGGTTTATTATACAGAATGCTTGGCAAGGGAAAAATTGGTGATAATCAAATGGCCTGGTTTAAAAAGAATCTATTAGATCCTTATGCTGTTGCAATGAATGCAATAAGTAATGAAAGAATTAAACTAGCTAAAGAGTATAAAGCTCTTGTGAAAAGTTTAAAAATAGTTCCTAAAGATTTACGTAAAAAACTTCCAGGTGAGCCATACACGCAAGAAATGGCTGTTAGGGTATACATATGGAACAAACAAGGTATGAAAATACCTGATATAGACCAAACGGACATTGATACATTAGTTAAATTTGTTGTAGATAATCAAGATTTAAGAGATTTTTCTAATTCTTTAATTAATATAAATGGTGTAGATGGTTATGTAGGTCCTGACAAAAACTGGATTGCTGGCACAATAGACACTGATCTTATAGGTGGTTTAAACACAACTAAAAGAGCTAAGCATTTAGCGGAATGGCAAGAAAATGCAGATGCAATTTTTACAAAAGAAAATTTAAATAAATTAGAAGCATTATACGGGACTAAATATAGAGTTGCTATGGAAAACATATTAGCTCGTATGAAGTCTGGTAAAAACAGGCCTCCCGGGGGTGATCAGCTTACTAATAGATTTACTGATTGGATTTCAAATGCAGTTGGTAGTATTATGTTTTTAAATACTAGATCAGCAGTACTCCAAACTATATCGGCAATAAACTTTTTAAATTTTAGTGATAACAATGTTTTATCTGCTGGAAAAGCGTTTGCTAATCAAAAGCAATTTTGGAAAGATTTTATGTCTTTAATGAATTCAGACTTTTTAGTTGATAGGCGCAATGGTTTAAGAATAAACGTTAACGAAGCGGATGTTGCTGAATTAGCTGCTACATCTAAAAACAAAGCTAAAGCTGCAATATCTATTATGTTAAAAGCTGGATTTTTGCCAACTCAAATAGCAGATAGTTTTGCTATAGCTTCTGGTGGTTCTGCATTTTATAGAAATAGAATTAATACATATGAAAATCAAGGCTTAACAGCTAAAGAAGCTGAGGTTAAAGCTATGCAGGATTTTAGAGAAACTGCAGAAGAATCTCAACAATCAAGTAGACCTGATAAAATTAGTCAACAACAAGCGGGGCCATTAGGGCGTATTGTATTAGCTTTTGCAAATACACCGGCACAATATGCTAGAATAATAGATAAAGCCATTAAAGACCTTAAAACGGGTCGTGGAGATAGAAAAACAAATATATCTAAAATAATATACTACGGGGTAGCACAAAACTTACTGTTTAGTGCATTACAAAGCGCATTATTTGCCGCGGCATTTAATGATGAAGACGAAGATGAACAAAACGAAAAAAATATTAGGATTGCTAATGGCATGCTTGATAGTTTATTAAGAGGAACTGGTTTGGCTGGATCTGTACTTTCAGTAGCAAAAAATGCAGCGCTTAGAATTGTTAAAGAATCTAAAAAGAAAGGTCCTAAATACGAGGAAGCTGCTTTAGAATTATTAAGAATATCCCCTCCAATATCATCTAAAATTTCAAAAATAAGATCTGCCGGTAGAGCTATTAGCTGGGAGAAAGATGAAATGGCAGAAATGGGACTTAGAATAGATAATCCTGCATTTTTAGCCCTTGGTAATCTTACTTCTGCTACAACCAATATTCCTTTAGATAGAGCAATTAAAAAAGCGCAAAACGTAAACAATGCTTTATCCAAAGACTCTGAAATATGGCAGAAAATAGCTTTAATAGCTGGATGGTCTGATTGGGAACTTGGAATGAACAAAAAAGATAAAAAGAAAAAAGGAGAAACAATTAGAATTAATAGAGGCGAAGACTCTAAAGCTAAAAGAAAAGTAATTAAAATTAATAGAGATTAATAACCATAAACAAATAAACTATGAAAATACTAATTGGAGTTGTATGCTTATCATTATTAGCAAACCTTATTTTAATCTTAATGCACAAAGGCATTATTAAAGATAAAGACAAAGATTTATTACCTGACGAGTTAGAAGACAAAGCTCAAAAAGTAAAAGAGGCAACGATGCACCGCTTAAGCAGGGTAAAAGAAGAGTTGATTGATATTAAAAACAGCATTGTAGAAGTAGGTAATCAAATTGGCGATTTACCAGACGCTATTAAAGGCAAAGAAAGAAGTGGCCGAAAGTAATTAAAAGAAAGGAACAAAAAAATAATGGGCAACATACCCAATAGTTCCTGTAACCAAAAAGGGGAAGCTTCACAGCCTCCCCTTTTTTAATATAACTAACTAAACTAACTAAGTATCATACTACCCATCACAGGATAAACAATCTGGATCCATTGCTTTTGCAGCTATATCTCCTCGTAACACAGATTCTGTTCTTGTGTAGTATAATGTTTTTACACCTTTTTTCCATGCTTCAAAATGAACTTGATTAATCCATTTTGGTGTAGCAGCACTTGGGAAAGCAAGGTTTAAGCTGACCGACTGGTCTATATATTGTTGGCGTATTCCCGCTTGATTAACTAACTCTAACTGGTTAATTTCTTTAAAGGTTTTAAATACATCTTTAACTGTATCATAACCAAGTAACATATCTTGCTCTGATACGTCTGTTAAATATACTAATTTTTTATTAATATATCCCCAATCATCAAGAATATTTATGTCTTGTATACTTCCCCCATCTTCAAGGATTTTATTCCATATTTCTTCAGTATCTAATCCTACTTTTTTAAGCACTTTAATTAATTCTTTATTCTTACGAATAAAAGTACCTTTCGCAGATTGCTCTGTAAAAACATTAGCAGCCCAAGGCTCAATACCTGGACTAACATTGCCAGATAGTTTACTATTTGATACAGTAGGTGCAATAGCCCTAAGGTGAGTATTCCTAAGTCCAGTATCACGACACCAAAGGGGTTCTCCGTATACCTCGGCAAGTGCTCTAGACGCCCTTTCGCTTTCGATTTTAATCTGGCTAAATATTCTCCTAGTCTCAAACTGAGCTTGAATTCCTTCGAAAGGTATTCCATTTTGCTGGAGGTAAGTGTGCCACCCAAGGACTCCAAGACCAAGCGCTCTTCCTTTTTCCGCAGAACGAACTGAATTTTCAAATCCTTTAAGGCCTTTAGCCTTTTGTATAAACTCTTCAAGTACTCCGTCAAGAAACCAAGTTGCGTCGTAAATAAGATTTGTATCTTTCCATTCTTCATACTTTGTAAGATTTAAAGATGATAAGCAACATACAAAACTATGATTTTCATCAGTATGCAATGCAATTTCGCTGCATATGTTTGTCATGTGTACTTTTAATCCATTCTTTTTATATGCCTCCGGGTTAGCTTTGTTTGTGTTTCCTTTAAATAAAATATAAGGTTCTCCAGTTGCTTTGCGTTTTTGCAATAGTCTACTCCATTTTCTTCTTGCCTCTGAATCTCCTTCTTCAAGCTTTCGCATAAACTTATCGCCAACAACAGCACATTGATGTAGATTAAGCGATTGTCTATTAACATCTCCTTTAGGTTCTCTAATTTCCAACCAATCTTCAAAGTCTTTGTGGTCAATATTGATATTAACGCTTGCTGCGCCTCTTCTAACAGACCCTTGAGATGTTGCTAATATAGTTGAATCATATATTTTACAGAAAGGAACAACGCCATCAGATGTGCCATTACCAGTAATTCTAGCCCCTGCTGCTCTAATCATATTAACGCCAATACCAACTCCTCCACCGTGTTTGGCTAAAAGCATCATTTCTAAATTTTTCTGTCCAATATCAGCAATGCTATCTCCAACATCAATACCAAAGCATGATATAGGTAAACCTCTATCTGTACCCGTATTAGAGAGCACTGGGGAAGCTAAGTTTAACCACCCCTTCCATATGTACTGAAAGAACTTATCCGCCAATTCTGGCTTATATAAACGCTTTGCAACAGTGTTTGCCACTCGTAAATAAGCGTCTTTTGGTGTTTCACCAGCCATTAAATATCCGCCAATAATAGTTTTTTTATACACTTCTGTATTTCCCCACGTAGGATAGTCTACTCCTTTTACCCAATCGTTATTCCAATTCATTTTCAAGATCTAATTTAGGTTCGTTGTCTTTTTGAAGTTTCTCAGTTAATTCTTTAATAGCATTGTCATAACCCGGCATAAGTTTAACTGTTTGCAAAGTTCCTGCAGATAAATCTTTTAAGTAAGCGTTTTCGTCTAATAATTGTTGTACTACATTTATTAATGCTTGTACTTTCTTTTCCAGTAGATCTTGTCTACTTTGTTTTTGTCCTTTCATATTATTTAATTTTAGTTAATTAATCCCACATGTCTTCAAAATCCTCGCCCTCATTCGCTTTGCTATAATCAGTAGGCCTAATAGCAAAAAAGTCAGTATGAGTAACGCCACCGGTGAGATGGTAAAACCAGTCGAGGTTACTTGCTGCTTTTGGATTAAAGTCAAAGTATTTCCCACTGTCCCTGTAGCCAAGTTCAACGATTTTTTCATTAAGTCTTTTTCTAATAAACTGCTTGAGGTCGTAAGCTTTAAGGTTTTCAATGTCTCCAAGCTCAAACATTTTATCAATATAGTTTTCTTCGGCTTCAAGCATTGCAGTTGCTGCATTTAAAACGTCTTCTTTACAATTATCTAATAGAGTACTATCTTCTTCACACATGTGCCTAAACAGCCTACAACCCATCTTAGAATGCAAAGATTCATCTCTTACACTCCATTTCATTTGTTGGCCAACGCCTTTTAATAAATTCCTAAGTTGAAAACTATAAAGTACAGCAAAAGCAGAGTAAAGAGAAACGCCCTCAGCAAAAGCAGAGAAAACAGCAAGAGACTTAGCGATGCCAGCAGTATCAGTCCCCTCGTAAGAGACCAGGGCTTCGAATCTTTCCATAGTTGCTTCGTCTTGTAAAAAAGCTTCAAAATCTTCAAGGCCAAGTGTTTCATTTAAATAAGAATAAGCGACAGCGTGTATTGTTTCTTGCGATCCAAACATCATTGCCATTTGTTGTATTTCATGTTTTGGGAACCAACCCACTACTTTTTGCGTCCAGTAATCAGATACTGCACATTCTGTTTGAGCAAAGCCTAATAGTATATTACCTACAAGGTTTTTTTCTTTGTCATTCATTCTTTCATTCCAGTCTTTTAAATCACCAGACATAGAAATTTCAGTATGCAACCAAAATGCTTGAGCTTGTTTTAACCAACCTTCAGTATAGTATTCAGGGTATTCAAATGGTTTATATGCAATTCTTGGAGTAAATAATTCCATAGTTATTCGTTGTTTAAGCCTTTAATAGTTTGTAGTGTGTTTAGCCAAGAGTCGCAATACGAAAGCATATCTTGTTTTTTTGGAGATGTATTTATAACCCCCTTAACTTGTATGATTAAATCGTCCAAAAAGAAGTCTATAGCTTCATTTTGTTTATACGTCATGATAAACAGTAAGACATAATTCCACAATTGGAAGGTACAATACATGATCCGTAATGCCTTCGCTTTCATAAGATCTAATTCCGAATAGTACCCCTGGGTACAACCCAATACTTAATTCCCAGTTCCCCATTATTCTACTTTTATTTTATATTTATCTTGTATCTCTACAAGCTCTTTCCATTTAATTTTGCCTCTAATCTCCCAACTCCATTTAACCCATTTGTCAATCTGTCTTTGAGT